GGACTTGGCGGCGACGAGCGCAGGCCTGCCTGCCAAGTTCACGGCGGCTGCCGGGGCGGCGGGAAAACTGGCCGATCCGATTGACAGGGCCGTCGCCAAGGCGCACGAGCTTGGGGCGCAGCTTGACGAATTGACCCGGTCCGAGATCGAACTGCAATTCCGGGGCGATCCGCTCGGGGCGGCGCGGGCGACGGCGTTGGCCGAATTCGACGCGGCGATTGGCCCGGCGCATCCGGTCGATCATGCGGTGCGGGATGAAATCGCCGCCGAGCGGCAGGCCTATGCCGACCGAGCGGTGGCGGTTGCCCGGAACCGCGCCGAGGTTGACCGGCTGAATGCCGCCGAAAAGGAAGGCGGGGCGGCACTGCTGAAAACGGCGCTGGAAGGCGCATTTGCGGCAGCAACCGGGATTTCCAACACCGATATGGCGGGCGCGATCCGGGAAGCCAGCAGGGAGGCGGGCGGGCTGTTTTCCCGACTGAAGTCGGCGGCGGCGCAGGCCTGGGATGTTGCCGGGGCCATGGGGCGGGCGGCGGCGGCGAATGAACAGTTGCGCAGCATGGCCCTGGAGTTTTCGCCGGGCGGGCAGGCGCTGATGCAATACGGCAGTCGTGCGCCGGGTGGCACCGTCGAACAGAATGCACTGGGCCGCCGGAATACGCCCGTGGCTTCATCCCTGGGGGACGGCGGCGGCGGCGCGGCGGCCGGTGACACCCTGGCCGCGCTACAGGCTGAGGCGCAGGCGCTGATGGCGGCGCTGGATCAGCAGATCGCCGCGATCAATGAAAAGGTGGCGCTTGGCCTGAAGACCACAGCCGAGGGCGTTGACGCGGTGGCCGGAGCCAAGCGCACGGCAGCCGAGGCGCTGGCCGAACTGATCCCCCGGATCGAAGCCGTCGCCCCGACCGCCAAGGGCGCGCTCGACCAGATCAGGGCCCTGGTGAAGGGCCTGGTGCCAGATTTGGTCGCGGCGGGCGCGACCCTGGGCCAGCAGATGGCCGACGGCTTCAAGGCACCATTCGCGGCCTTCATCGCCGGAACCAAATCGGGCAAGGCGGCGTTCGGCGACTTCATGGATTTCATCAACCAGAAGATCGCCAGCATGTTGGCGGAACGCTTCACCAATGCCTTCATCGCCCCGCTGTTTGACAGCATTTTCGGGGCGTTCGGGATAGCCAAAGTCGGGGCGGTGGGCACGGCAAAGGGGCTGCCACTCAAGCCGATGGCCGCACCCTCACTTGCCAAAGGCGGGGTGCCGTGGCGCCCGGCCATTCTGGACGGGCCGGGGATGGCGCTGGCGCCGCCGCGCCGCCCGTCGGGGGCAACGGACGTGCCGCCCTACGCCGCAAATCAGTCCGCTGGCAAATGGGTGATCAAGCTCGAGATCATCAACAAGGCCGAGGGGGTCAAAGCCTCGCGCGGCCCGGACCGGATGGAAGGCGGGTCGCCGGTGATGCAGATCATCTTCGAACAGATCGAAGGCGCGCTTGCCGCCAATATCGGGCGCGGGGTGGGGCCGCTGAACGCGGCGCTGGGCGGGTCGTTCGGTCTGCAACGGCAGGGGAGATAGTGATGCGGCGCTGGCCCGATACTCTGCCCACTCCCTCATACCCCGGTTTCGGGCTGTCCCCGGCGGAACAGGTGCTCCGCACCGACATGGAGGTCGGGTTCGCGCGGGTGCGGCGGCTGACCTTCGCGCGGCAAGACCATGTGGATGTGCAATGGACCTTCACCGACGCGGAAATGGCCGCCTTCCGGGCCTGGTATGAAGATGCGGCGTGGAGCTTGGCCGGTGACAGCGACAGCCTGCTGGGCTGGACGCTGACCGGAGCCACGATCACGGCGGATGCGGTGGTGGGGCCTGATCTGGAACTGGCTGACCGGATCGTCGAAGACAGCGCCACGTCGGCGCATCATGCGCAGGTGAGCGTTGCGGCACCGGCATCGAGTATCGTGTCGTTCTGTGCCACGATCAAGGCGGTGGGCCGCAGCAAGGCCCAGATCGGGCTGGTGGATCGCAGCGGCGCAGTCTTGCTTTTCACTGATGTTGATCTGACGGCGGGGACACTTGATGCCCAGTCCGGGCTGACTTCACGCAGCATCGCGGCGCGGGGCGGCGGCTGGTGGCGGGTGACGATTGCCGCCAATTGCGCGACCGGGGCTTCCGACCCGAAGATCAGGATTGCCGCGCTGGACGCGACCGGAGCGGCCAGTTACCTCGGGTCGGGGACGGCGGCGCTGAGCGTCTGCGAGCTACAGGCGCGGGTGCAGACCGGCTATGATCTGTTCGTGCGCAGCGACGCCAGCGGCAACGCGCTGGGGGCCTCGGGCGGATCGGCCTGGGTCACGGTGCCAGTCGCCGTGGGCGGTGGGTTTGCTTACGCTGAGGCGCGGTTCCGGGGCACCTTCAAGGCGGTGGCATCGTCGGGATTGAACTGGGATGTGACGGCAACGCTGGAGGTGCGCAATGCCTGACCCGACGCTGTCCGCCGCCCTGACCGAAGCCTACGCCTCCGCGCCGGTGGGGCAGGTCATCCATCACACCCTGGAGCTTTGGCATCCGGCGTTCACGGTGCCGATCCGGGTGGTGCGGGATTACGCCCCGGTTGACGCGCGGATCGAGGCCGGGGCGGCGCGCGATCCGGGCGCGGTAGTGACCTTTGTCGCCTATGCTTTCGATGTCGTGCCGCCGGATCAGATCAGCAGCGGGGTGCCGCAATGCGTGATCGAGATCGACAATGTGAGCCGGGAAATCCTGGCCCAGATTGATCTGGCCATGGCGGGCAGCGACAAGATCACGGTGATTTACCGCGCGTATTTGTCGGATGCGCTGCTGACCGGGCCGGAAAACGATCCGCCGCTGGAAATGACGCTGGTGTCACTGAGCGCCACGGCGCTGCGCATCCGGGCGGTGGTCGGCTTTACCAATCTGATGAATCTGGCCTTCCCGAAGCTCGACTACACCACCGACGCCTTTCCGGGGCTGGCACCATGACACATTGGGCCAGTGGCTATATCGGCGGGGCCTGGGTGGCGGGGCAAAGCGACTGCTGGGCCTTTGCGCGCCGGGTCTGGCGCGAGCGCTTTCGGCTTGAGGTTCCCGCCGTGGCGGTGGATGCCGTTGACCCGCGCGCTGGCCGACGGGCCTTTGCCGTGGACCCGGCCTCGGTCGGTTGGGCGGTGGCGGCCCATCCCTGCGAAGGCGATGCCGTGCTGATGGCCAAGGGGCGGTATCCTTGCCATGTCGGCATCTGGATTGCCCCGCGCGAAGGGGCTGGGGTGCTGCATGCGGTCGAAGGCGCGGGGGTGATCTTCACGCCGGTGCCGCGCCTGCATGATCTGGGGTATCGGGTCGCGGGCTTTTACCGGAGGGAGGTTTGATGCGCGCCGGGGTCATGGTCGTCCGCAATCCGTTCGACCCGATCGGCAGCCGCTCGGTGACCGAGCTACGCCGCCGCCGGTCGGTCAGATCGCTGGCCCCGCGCGGCAACCGACCGGTGCTGGCGCTGCTAAACGGCAGGCCCTTGCTGCGGGCAGGCTGGCGGCGACGGCTAAATGACGGTGACATGCTGGTATTTGCGGTGTTGCCAGCAGGTGGCGCAGGCGGATCGAACCCGCTGCGGCTGCTGTTGAGCATTGCGCTGATGGCGTTTGCGCCATGGGCGGCGGGGGCGATATTCGGCGTCGGGGCCACCGAACTTGGCACGACCGCAACCCTGTTTGGCAGCTTCACGGTCGGGCAAGCGACGGCGCTGGGCATCGTGCTGGCCGGGTCGGCGGCGATCAACGCCTTGTTGCCGGTGCCCAAGCCGTTCAGTCCCCCGGCCCCCAGTCCGACCTACAGCTTGCAGGCGCAGGGCAATACCGCGCGGCTGGAACAGCCGATCCCGGTGCATTATGGCCGGATGCTGGCCTGGCCCGACTTTGCTGCCATGCCCTATACGGATTACGCGGGCAACGACCAGTATCTCTACCAGTTGCTGTGCCTTGGCGCGGGTGAATTCGAGATTGAGGAAATCCGGGTGGAAGATACCCCGATTTCCGCCTTTGCCGAGGTGGAGGTCGAAATCATTCCGCCCGGCGGCACGGTGACACTGTTCCCGACCAATGTCATCACCTCGGTCGAAGTGTCGGGGCAGGAACTGGTGGGGTCGAAGACCGGCACCTACGTCTGGGACACAACGGTTGTCACCATCTTCGAGGCCGCGCATGGCCGCGCCGTCGGGCAGGCTTTGGCGCTGGAATTCACCAGCGGCGGGGCGACCACGGGGCAATACCTGATCGCCACGGTGAGCGACGTCGATCACTACACCGTCGCTCATGCCACCGGCACGGGCGACGGTGATGTCACCATCCGCGCGGTGCTGGGCGGGATCGACGGCTTTGTCGCCTCGGACGCCGACACCATGGCGCGGCGGCTGGCGCTTGATCTGGTGCTGCCGATGGGGCTGTTCGGTTCGGGCTCGACCCTGACCGACAAATCCCTGAGCGTGAGGTTTCAGGCGCGCCAGGTCGATGCCAATGGATTGCCGGTTGGGAACTGGATCACCCTTGGCACCGAGACCCTGACCAACCGCACCACCACGCCGCAGCGCAAGACCTTTCGCTACGTGCTGGCCACGCCGGGGCGCTACCGGGTGCGGGCTTGGCGGATGGACGCCAAGGATACCTCAACCAGTGTCGGGCACATGGTGCTGTGGGGTGGCTTGCGCTCCTATCTGGGTGGGGCGCAGGATTTCGGGCCAGTGACGTTGATCGCGATCCGGATGCGCGCCACCGACAATCTGTCGTTGCAGGCCAGCCGCAAGATCGGGGTGGTGGCCACCCGCAAACTGCCGGTCTGGGACGGCACCACCTGGTCGGCCCCGGTGGCTACCACGTCCATCGCCTGGGCGCTGGCCGATGCCGCGCGCAACACCGATTACGGCGCGGGGCTGGCGGATGCGCGGATTGATCTGGCCGCATTGCTGGCGCTGGATGCGATCTGGACCGCGCGGGGCGACACGTTCAATGGCCGGTTTGAGCGGGCAGCAAGCTGGTGGGAGGCGATCAGCCGTCTGGCGCTGGCCGGGCGGACGCGGATGTTCCTGCAAGGCGGGGTGCTGCGGCTGGTGCGCGACGCACCCGCCAGCCTGCCGGTGGCGCTTTATTCGATGCGTAACATCAAGCGTGGCTCGTTCGGCACCGACTATCTGACCCAGGATGATCAGACCGCCGACCGGATTGACGTCGCCTATTTCGACGCCACCACCTGGGCACCCCGCCGGGTGACGGCGGCCTTGCCGGGTTCGGCGGGCACCAAGCCGGTAAAGATGGAACTGTTCGGGGTGACCGACCGGGATCAGGCGCTGCGCGAGGGGCTTTACCATGCCGCCGCCAACAAATACCGCCGCCGGGTGGTGAAATTCACCACCGAGATGGAGGGCTTCATCCCCTCGATCGGCGATCTGATTGCGATCCAGCACGACATGCCGGGCTGGGGCGCGCAGGCCGAGGCGGTGGCCTGGGATGCCGCCAGCCGAACCCTGACCCTGAGCGAGCCGATGGTGTTTGGCGCGGGCAGTCATGTGATCGGCATCCGCAGCGGCGGCGGCGGCCTGTCGGGGCCGTGGGCGGTGACGGCAGGGGCGACGGCCTATGACGTGGTGTTGGCAGAGACCCCGGATGTGACGCCCTATACCGGCTCTGATCACGAGCGCAGCCATATCGTGTTTGGTGCCGACGCCTGGCGGGCCGAGGCGCGGGTGGCCTCACTGCGCCCGCGCGGGCTGCATGAGGTCGAGATCGAATGCGTGATCGAAGACCCTTCGGTGCATACCGCCGATCAGGGCGTGACCGCGCCGCCGATCATCATCAGCGACCTGCCGCGCCGGGTGACCGCCCCGGTGGTGGCGCGGGTGCGGGCTGCCCTTATGCCGGGTGACGCGGCGCGGGTGCTGTTGTCATGGCAGCCCTCGCCGGGGGCCGATCTTTACCAGATCGAGATGGCCGAAGGCAGCGATCCGTCTGACCCGACCGTCAGTTGGACCCGCGCTGGCGATACCACCAGCACCAACTATGTGGCGGCCCTGCTTTATGCCAACCGCAGCTTGATCCGCGTTCGCGGCGTCGGATTGATGGCGGGGGCATGGGCCGCGACATCAATCGGCAGTCTGGTGACCGATTTCTGGTTTGCCGATACCACCCCCTTCTGGCAGGCCGATGCCAACCCCTTCTGGAGCAGTTGAAATGACAGCCCTTCCGACCAGCGCCGATTTCACCACCACCCCCGGCTCGCATCTGGCGATGCGCACCAGCCTGGCCCAGCAGCGCGACTATCTGGCCGGGCTGATGGGTGACGATGGCTTGCCCGCCACCGCGCTGGCCAGCCTTGGCGCACTGGCGGGGCAATATGTCGCCAAGACCGCCGCCTACACCGTGACCACCGCCGACCGGGGCAAGGTGATCAACGGCACTGGCACCTGGACCCTGAGCCTGCCGCCCGCCGCCAGCGCCGGGGTTGGCTTCAGCCTGCTGGTGAAGAATGGCGGATCGGGCACGATCACCCTGGACCCGAGCGGCGCGGAACTGGTGGATGGAGCCGCAACTTTGGCCCTTGCCACCGGGCGCGCGGTGCTGCTGTCCTGCACCGGCACGGCCTGGGTGGTGCTGGAAATCCCCGGCAAGGTCACCCAGACCGCCACCGACACCACGGCGGGGCGGCTGTTGAAAGTGGGGGACTTCGGGTTGGGATCGGCGCTTGCCCCGTCCCTAACCGATTTCACCGCGGAATTGCGCGGTGGTTTCAGCCGGTTTTTGGAAGCGTCCGTCATCGGCTATCCGACCAATTTATCCTTTTACGGCGGCGCAATCGTCGCGCGGGGTGGCGGGGCGGATGCCGGGGCAACCGGGGGGCATCTGGTGCTTGCCGCCCGGATGGGCGCAAGCGTGTCCAATCAGAAAATCCGGCTTGGCAGCCGGGGGACCGCGACCGGGGCATTGACATGGGCTGAGCTTTACCATTCCGGCAGTATCCTTGGCACCGTCAGTCAGAGCGCCGGAGTGCCGACCGGCCCTATCTTTGAGGCGGGCTCCAATGCCAACGGGCGCTATGAGCGACTTGCCGACGGAAAGATGGAATGCTGGCAGACCATGACGGCCTCGGATGCGGCGGCGACAACATGGACTTTCCCGAGCGCTTTCATTGAAGCGCCGGTGGTCACCGGCAACGCCATCGCCACGGTGCTGTCTGTGCCCTGTCTGGACGCTGCCCCGACCACCACCGCCGCCACTTTCAGTGCCCGCGACAAGACCGATGCCCGCCGCGCCGATGTGGTGCATCTGCACGCCGTCGGCAGATGGTCAACCATGACATGAGGAACCCATGATGCAGATCACCCTGACCCCGCAACGCCGCGATGACATTCTGACCCTAGTGCGCAGTGGCGATACCCTGACGATCAACGGCGAGGCCTTCGATTTCGCCGCCATCCCCGAGGGCGGTACCCTGCCGCGTGACGCGGTGGCCTGCGACTGGCTGGCAGGGGACGTGACCCGGCAGGGCGGGCAGTTGCACCTCACGCTGATCCTGCCGCACGGGGCCGATGCGCCAGAGGCGACGCTGTTCCCCGCCGCGCTGACCCTGACCGGCGACGGGCCGGTGGCGCTGCCCGCCTATGAAAACGCGCCAGCCAGCGGCGAGGAAAAGCCATGAACATCGACCTGAGCCGGATCATTACCGCCGAATCCCGCGCTGCCGCTGCTCTGGCCGAACGCCGCGCCGGGATGGTCTGTTCGCGCTTGCAGGGGCGGCTGGTGCTGGGGCCGGATGTGGTGGCACGGCTGGATGCCATTGCCGCCGACCCGGCAGAGAGCTGGGGCCTGCGCGAGACCATCGCCAATGCCACCGAATGGCACCGCAACTCACAGACCATGGCGGCGCTGGCCTGGGTGCTGGGCATCACCGACGAACAAATGGACGCGCTGTTCGAGGCGGCGATGGGGGTGGTGGTGTGAGCGGTGACGAACACGCAGGCGGAACTTTGGAATGAGGATGCGAGCATGACCGACGCTCAGATACTGTTGAACTTGCCATCCGACACCTTGACCGTTCTGGTCGCGGGCTACCTCGGGTATCGGCTTGCCTATACCGGCAAGGATGCCAGCCATTCGGCCGTCGATGTTGTC